GAGCGTCTGCATCCCACTGAAAAAGCGGCTGAGTAAGCCGTAAAAATTGAAAGGAGAAACACCATGGAAAAGAAGTTTGCCGAGATCATCAACGAGGGCTGCAAGAGCGGCAAGACCATCGAGGCCATCAACAAGGAGCTGAAGGAGGCGGGGGCCAACTTCCACCTGAATCCTGACGGCGGCGTTGCCAACTGGACCGAGGCGGAGATGGCCGAGGGCTTCATCCCTGCGGAGAAGGAACCCGCCGACGTGAAGCACCTGCATGATTACATGCGGTACGATGTTACGAAGGCCGGTCAGACCGTGCGGGTGGATACCCCGGAGGGCACCTACGATATTACGTGGGACGAGGGCGGTCATCCTGAGAAGGCCGTGCGGGTGTGACCACCGAAAGGAGGTACACCATGAACGCTTTACACATCAAAAACACGGTGTTGGCGGTGCTGGCTGCGGCTGGCTCCGCCATCGCCCAGGCTCTGGGGGGCTGGGATATGGCGCTGAAAGTGCTGATCTGTTTCATGGTGCTGGACTACGCCACCGGCTGGATGGTAGCAGCCATCTGGCATAAGTCCAGCAAGAGCGGCACCGGGGCGCTGAGTTCCGACGCCGGGTTCAAGGGGCTGGCGAAAAAGTGCGTCATGCTGGCGCTGGTATGGATGGGGGCATTACTGGATCAGGCCACATCCAGCGACTTTGCCCGTGACGCTATTTGTATGTTTTTCATCGCAAACGAAGGGCTGTCTATTCTGGAAAATACCGCCATTATGGGGGTCCCTTACCCCGCCTTCATCAAGAATATGCTGGATGCCATCCGTCAGGCCAGCGATCAGGGGAAACAGAATTCGGAGGCTCACACATGAGCACGAGAGCGGGCACCGTCCCGCTCTCCGACCTACAATTCATCAAGATTTATTTCAACCGGAAGCGTCTCCGCTCCACCACGGCCAACCTGAAGAAGATGCTGGCGGAGGCGGGCGGGGACGCTATCTGCAATGGCTCCATTTTCCTGCGGAACCAGACCCCGGCCTGCCATTTGAAGGCAGACGGTAAGGTTTACAAGGTCCCCAATTACCGGGCGTGGGCCATCAGCTGGAGCACCCCGGCGGACTTCGGCGTGAAAACCGTGCCCAACGGGGACCGGAATTATATGGAGTGCGTCCACCTCATCATCGGCGGGAAGAAGATCTACCCCGTCACCTGCGGAATGGATATGCGCTACCGTGCGCCACGAACGGCCATCGGCACCAAGAACGGGCGGTTCGCCTACTATGTGAGCAAGGCCCGGCGGACGCCGGAACAGCTCCGGGACCTGCTGGCCGCGTCCGGCTGGGACAACGCCATTATGATGGACGGCGGCGGGTCTACCTGCTTCATGGATTCGACAGGCAAGGGCTTTACCGGGGACGGGCGGGTGATCCCGTTCTTCCTCGTGTGGGAAAAGAAAAGCGGGGACGCATACGAACCGGAAGGAGAAAAACCTATGGTCGAGATCAACGCCTATTCCAAGGCGAAGGACGGCAACAAGAAGCTGTCCGCCCATTTCAAAGTAAGAGAATTTGCCTGCAAGGACGGCTCCGATGCCGTGCTGGTAGCACCCCGGCTGGTGATGGTTTTGCAGAGCATCCGCAGTCACTTCGGCGTTCCGGTGGTGATTCACAGTGCCTACCGGACGCCCCAGTATAACAAGCAGGCGAACGGTGCGGAGCACAGCCAGCATTGCTACGGTACGGCGGCGGATATTTCCGTGCGGGGGAAGACACCGGCGGCGGTGGCGGCCTACGCAAGAGAACTGATGCCCGACTGGGGCGGCGTGGGCGTGTACAGTCAGAAGGGCTTCACGCACATCGACGTGCGGGAGACCAAAGCAGACTGGGACGGATAAGGAGGGCCAAGTATGGCAGGCTACTACGATAAAAACAAAGACTACTCCAAGGAGCTTCAGAGAACGGACCTGTCGGCCTCCGAGCGGGACCGGCTGACCCAGGAGCGCCAGAACAAGATTGACGATAAGTACGGCGGCAGGGAGCCCAACATGATCGGCTCCGACAAGACGTACAGCCAGACCTATGACAAGGGCGGCAGCCGGAGAGATGACAGCTTCTCCGGCGGCGGCTCTCAGGCCGCCTCTGGCGGGACGCCTTATGTAAAAGGCCCCGGCTACGGCACCGGCGGATATACCACGCCGGGAATTTACGGGGCAGCCAATTTGCAGCCCACGGATATGTCCGACTACTGGAAGAAGATGACCGGAGGGGCGGACATGAGCCGCCGCATGGATTTAGCGGGCAAGTATGCAATTTCCAACGGCTACACCGTGTTTTATGACGATGACGGCTACGCGAGAAGGGCCGTCAAGGGCGTGGCGGATTATGTGCCGCATCAGGACATCAACGCCGGGAACGGCAGCTACGGCAAGAGCGGCGCGTGGACGGACAACGAGATGCTGTCCGCACTGGACCGCTCCAAGATCCAGGACATCCGCAGCCGGCTTCAGCGGGGTGAGATCACCGGAGATCAGGCGAATCAGGCGGCAAACGCCATTCGTGCGGGCTACGGCTACACCATCGACAAGAACGGGCTCGTCACGGACAGCGGGGCTTTGTCCGCCGTGAACGATCTGCGGCGGCGGCTGGGACTGGACAACAGCCCGGAAAGCGCGGAACTGGCCTACTACCGCTATCTCATGGGCACGGACACCTCCCCCTCCGCACAGGTCAACGGCAAGGTGCAGTCCTTTGGTGACTATCTGGCGGAGAACGGCGGCGCACAGGCCGGGACACCGGCATACAGCCAGCAGCAGCGGGTCACAGACATCAACGCAGGCAGCACCCCGGCCAGCAATTTCACGGCGCAGACCGGCACGAGCTTTGACATCGGGGACGGAAGTGACTATCTGAAGGAGCTGTACGCCAAGAAGGTGGCGGCGGAGCTGGCGGCGCTGAAATCCGCCTACGAGCAGAACACCGCCACACTGGATGCCAGCCGTGCGCAGATCGCGCCGGTGTATGACATTGCCCGGAACAGCGCGGCCAACCAGAACGCCCTGAGCCGGGGCGCGTTTCAGGAGATGGCAGTGGCAAACGGCCTGAACACCGGCACCACCGGGCAGGCGGCGCTGGCACAGGACGTTGTGCTCCAGCAGAACCTCTCCCAGATCGACCGGGAGCAGGCAGAAAAGACGGCGGCGATCGACCTCCAGCGGAGCCAGCTTGACACGGAGTACCGGAACGCCATTGCCAAGGCGGAGGCAACGGGAGACGCGGAGCTGGCAAACGCCCTGTATGAGGAATACGTCCGGCAGCAGAATCTCTACGCCAAGTACGGCGGGCAGACCGGTGGTTTCAGTTCCGGCAGCTCCGGCGGCAGCACCGTTGTAAAGCCGACGCTGACCGCCAGTCAGGTGCAGTCCGCCCTGAAAAACGGCATCGTGACGGATGATGTGATCTCCGCCTTCGATTACTACTACGGGCAGGGGGCCTATGATTCCCTGTACGGCACCGGTAAGCTGACGGCGGGCGGTTCCTCCAGCAGCGGCAGCACCGGGGGAAAGAAGGGCAGCTATTCCAACGGCAAGCTCACCAACGAGCAGGTGAAGCAGCTCCAGAATCACTACGGCGTGCCTCAGGATGGCAAGTGGGGTACCAACTCCAAGAAGGCCGCAGGCGGCCTGACGGCTGATCAGGCGTGGGCGAAGTATCAGGGGGGCAGCGGCGGCAGCGGCAAGTATGAAAACGTCGGAAATCTCGCTGCATGGGCGTCCGGCCTGAACACGGACCTGAAGAACGGCAACACCGAAAAGGTGGGCCGGTGGCTGGATAACAACTGGTCTAAGCTGACGGCAGAGCAGCAGCGTCGAATCAACGCAGAAGTTTTGAAGCCTTACGGCATTGTTTATAAGGGGTGACAGTATGGGTAAGCTGGTGTATATCAAAACCGGTCAGTCTGTGACCGGCGGTCAGAGCGCTCCGACATCCGGGCGGGGTCTGATGCACTTAGACGGTACGCCGGTTGAGCGGAAGAGTGGGACCCATCCCGCCAAGGCCAAGGAGACGAAGGCCGTTACGCCTTCTGTCTCCACCCGGCCTATGGAGAACGCCAGCACCGGAAATAGTCGGCCCAACAGCCGCCTTCTGGCAGACGTGCAGACCGGCGGCACCACGCCCCCCTCTCTGGACAACGGGCGCGTGGGGAAGGTGGTCTCCGGCGCGGCGAAGTCCACCGGCTCCGCCTTTACGAACCTTGGCGGCTTGCTGGCAGAGGGGGCTGGGTATCTGAACACCCGCATTGCCAACCAGAACGTTGGGGCTTCCCTGCAAAGCGACCATGACGCGGTGAAGCGGTATGAAAAGATGCTGCGGGATGTGAAGTGGGCCAACGGCAAGGCCATGACGGCGGCGGACGTGAAGCAGGTGCAGAGCTACCTCTCTGCCGCAAAACGCCGCATCGCGGCTCATGAGGGCTACACCAAGGCGGTGGAGCGGTCCGACAAGGCAGTGGCGGACAAGGCGTATCAGAAGGCCGACCGTCTGTCCCAAAGCTCCGCTGCGGATGTGGCACAGGCCAAGGAAGGGCTGGGGCCGGTGGGTCAGTTCGCCGTGGATCTGGGCGTGCAGGGCGTACAGATGGCGGGGGATGTTGCGGCCAGCGCCGTGATCCCCGGAGCAGGTCTTGCCCTGATGACGGCCCGTTCCGCCGGAAGCAGCGCCCAGCGGGCCAGACAGACCGGGGCCACCTATGGCCAGCAGCTTGCCTACGGACTGGGCAGCGGCGCTCTAAGCCTTGGTACAGAGCAAATCTCCAACGCTTCTAAGCTGTTTCAGAAGGCGTTTGGCCGCGGTCTCGCGGAGAAGGCAGCCAGTAAACTGATCGCAAAATTTGGCGAAAACACAGCCGTTCAGGTCATGAGCGATCTTGCCAAGCGGCCAGCGGGTAAATTGGCCCTCTCCATGATCTCCGAGGGCGGAGAAGAATTTCTGGAAGATTTTGCCCAGCCCTTTTTGCAGCGGGCCACCTATGACCCCTCTGCCCGGTTCGATCTCAGCGAGGCGCTGTATGACGCGGCGGTGGGCGCTGCCATGGGCGGCATCGGCGCAGGTGTTGACGTCATCCGACAGCGTGGAAGCGGTCAGGCGGACGCACAGCCCACGCAGGAGGCACGCCCGGAGGTGCAGGAGGGTACTTATACCCCCACCCCCGCAAACGCCGCAGAGGGCACGCAAAACGCCGCCCCCAATGTGGAGACGGCGGTTAACGAAAACGGTCTGAACTCTTATTCTGAGCAAGAACGGGTGAACCTTTCCAGCGGGAAGAAGAACAAGGTCATATCCACCCTTCAGGATGCGGTGAGCTTTGTACGCAACGCACTCTCCAACAAACAGAATGTGGACCGTGCGTATCTTGGCAAGGTTCCCGATCGTGTCGCTCAAAAGGTTTTGGCTGATACCGGCGTAGACATTCGCGGGATGGGAGCCATGATGAATGGCAACGATGTGCGCCATATCATGAAAGACCACGGGGACCCCATGGCAGAGGCGGCGCGTGGGCAAGTTCCGGTAACACCAGATGATATTGCCCGGATTCCAGAGGTGATCTCTGCGCCAGACCGCGTTACCGTTTCCCCGGAAACGGATTCCAAGGGCCGAACGGCGCTGGTATTTGAGAAGCAAATCGGAGATAAATACATCACCATTCAGGGCGTTTCCGATGGAAAGCATGTATTGCAAACAGATACCCTGTATATAAGAAAAGGGAAAACCCGCTCGACACAGGACACGATAGCAGGTATTCCAGAGAATACCGCCCCCGTGATTAACGCCCGAAGCGAACTGCCGCAAAGTTCTCCCAATCTTGATTCTAACATAGCACAGAAGGCGGAAAATGTCAAGAACGGCGAAAGCCGGGACATTCTCTCTGAGGTTTTATTTGGGAAGAAGCGGGCGGACCTGAATACCATGACGGAGGCCCAGCAAAACGCCATATATCAGGCCAATGAAGCCGGAACCGTGGGCATGGATGCCACCGGCAAGGTGTTCCAGATTGATCCGGAGCAGCACATCGACCGGCGGCGGATGGAGACGGTGGGCGGCAGAGACGTGAATGCCTTCCAGTTTGACCACCCGGAGCTGCACCGCTATTATCAGGAAGCGGCCAATGCCCTGATTGCGGATGCGGACCTCTCCCTCCAGCAGCCCATGAGCCGCCGTTATGAGCGGACCATGGAGGGCAACGCGGTCCAGCAGGCGGCGCAGACCTCGCCCCACCTGCGTCAGGCCATGGATGAGACCGGCCTTACCCGTGACAGCATCATTGACGCGGCAAAACGCATTGTAACGGACCACGGCCAGGAAAACGTGGCGGCAGCCAAGCGGGTGGAGCTGATTCTGGACGATATGCTCTCCCACGGCTACACCACCATGACCGGCGAACAGGTTGGCCCCAACAGCGGGTATCTCACCGCCAAGCAGAGCATTCTGGGCGCGGGAGAGACGCAGACCAGAGGGCACGGGCTGGATGGGGTTGATGGCTTTGACGGTCTCGGCAACGCGGACGCCGGGACGGTGAACACGCCCTTTGACACCATGCAGGCCAAGAGCGAGGAGTTCCACCCGGTCAACCCCAACAGCGCGGAGCGGGTGCAGAATGACCAGCGGCGGGCACCCTCTGAGGTCCCCGTTGTGAACCCTGACACCGGGCGGAATGTGGAGAAAACGGTCTCCACCATTCTGAACAGCCCCCTCACCTCCCCGGAAATGGCAACCGTGTATGAAAACGCCATTGCAGGCGGCGCGTTCGACTATGACGTGGTGACGGACCGAAGTGCCGTGCAGCAGGCGCAGGCCAAGATCGCACGGGACGGCTGGCGCGAGGTGGCAAACAGCTTCATTGCCAAGGCGGAACTGGGGCAGCGGATCACCAAGGCGGACACCGCCGAGGCCATCAGCGCCTACAATCTGGCGGTATCGGAGGGAGACCACAAAGCCGCCTTTGAGCTGGCAACGGCCATTGCGGATGCGGCCCATGACAGCGCACAGATGGTGCAGGCCATGAACCTGATGAACCGGTTGACGCCGGAGGGGCGGCTATTGACCCTGCGGCGGCTGGTGGACCGGATGAATGACCGGGCGGCACGGCAGAACCGGATGCCCCGGCAGAGCACCGCCGACAGCGGAGACGTGGAAGGCGCACGGGTGGACTACATCGACAAGGTGACGGGCTTCACCCTCTCCGACGAGCTGGCCACCAACTACCTGATGGCAGAGACGGACGCGGAGCGGGCGGCGGCATGGGACGCCATCACCACCTCCATTGCGGACCAGATCCCCAGCACGTTCCGGGAGAAGGCCAATTTCTGGCGGTACACCTCCATGCTGACCAACCCAACCACCCACATCCGCAACATCATGGGCAATGCCATTCAGATGGGTGCGCGGAAGATCAAGGACGGCATCGGAACCGCAATCGAGCGGGCGGTCATCAAGGATCAGAGCCAGCGGACAAAGGCCGTGAATGTTGACAAGGACCTGAAAGCCTTTGCCAAGGGCCAGTATGAGACGGACCAGAACGCGGCCATGGGCAGCGGGAAGTATTCCGACGCCACGGCGGCAGGCATTGAGCGTGAGATCCAGAGCAAGCGGAAAATGTTCAAGGGGGAGGACGTTCTCTCCCGTGCCGTGCAGAGCATCGGAGATTTGAACAGCCGCGCCCTTGACTATGAGGACGTGATCTTTAACCGTGCGGCCTACGTGGACAGCTTCGCCCAGGCGCTGCAAGCCAAGGGCGTGACGGCGGCAGAGGCCCACGCAGGCACCAGAGCCGCAGACGTGGAGGCGGCACGAGCCTACGCCATTGAGGAAGCCCAGCGGGCCACCTACCGCAACACCACGGCGCTTTCCGAGGCGCTGTCCAAGCGAGGCCGGTATGATGCGAGTGACAATATTGTTGAGCGCGGTATAAGTTTTGTCACCGATGCGCTTCTCCCCTTCCGAAAAACCCCGGCCAACATCCTGACCACGGGCCTTGATTACAGCCCCATCGGACTGGGCAAGGGCATCAAAGAAGCCATGTTTGACGTGAAATCCGGGAAATGCACGGCGGCGGACGCCGTGGATTCCATTGCATCCGGTCTTACCGGAAGCGGGATTCTGGCGCTGGGCGCTTATCTGGCGGCGGAGGGTTTTTTGGGGGCTACCCTTCACGTTCGGGCTGGTGACGATGACAAGGAAGAAGAATTTGAAAAGTCCATGGGCGGGCAGGATTATGCTATTCAGATCGGGGACAAGTCCTACACGCTGGACTGGATGACCCCGGCGGCAATGCCCCTGTTTGCGGGAGCGGCCATTATGGAATCCGTTCGGAAGGGCGGCAGCACCTTTGACGCGCTGGTGGATTCTCTGCTGGGGATGCAGGACGTTGTGCTGGAGACCTCCATGCTGTCCTCCCTGAATGACCTGATCTCCTATTGGAGCTACGCCGACAACAAGGTTGGCTATCTGCTCGACCGGGCGGCCAGCAGCTATGCCGGACAGTATATCCCCACCATCGGAAGCAAGGTTGCGTCCGTATTTGATGATACGGTGCGCAAAAGCTATGTGGAAAAGGGCTCCGGTCAGGTATCCTCTGACGTGAACTATTTCTTGCAGGGGGCGGCAAAGAAGGTGCCGGGTGTACGGAATCAGCTTCAGCCTCTCGTGGATATGTGGGGCAACGAGGTCTCCAACGGCTCCGCGCCGGAGCGGGTATTTCAGTCTTTTCTCTCCCCCGGCTTCCTGAAGGCGCAGGACAACAGCCCTGCCACGCAGGAGATCCGGCGGCTGGCGAAGGCCACCGGAGACAGCGCCGTTTATCCGGCGGCGGCGGAGAAGTCCTATACGGTGGAGGGCGAGACCCGGACCCTGACCGGCGAGGAATACACCCGGTACGCCAAGGCCATGGGCCAGACGCGGAAGGAACTGGTGGAGGCGGCAGTGAAGCTGCCCGCCTACAAATCCATGAGCAATGCGGAAAAGGCGGATTACATCCAGAACGTGTATAAATATGCGCGTGAGACGGCCCGTCAGCAGGTGGACCCCAAGTATGAGCCTAGCGCCAAGTGGATTGAGAACGCCAAAACGTCCAAGCGGGACATCGGCGTGTCCACCGGGGAATTTCTGGCCCTGTACCAGAAGTACGGCAGCGAGAAAATGAGCGGGAAAGCCTACGAGAAGGTGAAGCAGGCGCATAATTCCGGTCTTTCCCCCAAGGAGTATTTCTCCCTGAAAGACAAGGCCGACGCGGACGGAAACGGAAAAGTCAACAAGGCGGAAGCCAGCGCCGCCCTTGCCGGTCAGGAAAACCGGGCGGATCTGTGGGACATTATCTGCACCACCAACGCCAAGAACCCCTACAAATAAGAAAACACCCTCGCCAGACGGCGAGGGTGTCTCTTTCTGCTTTTTCACATCATGGACAGGAGCGTTTTCACATGGGCGGCGCGGTCCAGCATCCGCTCATGCTCCCAGTCCCAGACGGCCTGCATGGCCTCCGTGGGATGGTGACCGGCGTCCTTCGCCTTTTCGATATGGCGAACGGCCATTTCGTGGAGCTTATTGGCGTGGCCCAGCTCCTGACGGCTGAGGTCGGCGTAGGTGCTGGCGTCCTCCGGGCTGTCCTCGGTGTGCTTGGCAGCCTCACGGGCGTACTTCTCGGCATCGTCCAGTTCCTCCCGGATCTGCTCTGCCAAGTGTTTGATCTCGTGCATAAGAGCCTCCTAACTCTGCTTGATCAGGGTGTAGAGCTTGTCCACATCCGTTTCATTCAGCGTGACGTTCCCAATCAGGGGGATATTGGTGGTGACGGGGCCTTTGGCGGCTTCGGTTTTCAGGCAGGTGTAGATCTTGTCAAGGTCTACGTTCCCCGCCTCGTCAAAGACGCCGAGGGCCTTCATGGCGGGATGCTCCCGGAGGGCGGAAAGGCTGGCGTCCAGATTGCCAAGGGCCATAGCGGCCCCGGCTCCAACGGCCCATTTCTGCCAGCCGGTGAGTTTGCCGGTAAATTCCTCGTCCACATAGCGGGCAGCGCCCTGCTTGATCTGTTCCAATGTTACCATAGATTCCTCCAATGACGGGAGAGAGGGGCGCTATGCCCCTCTCTTCTTCCCTCTTCGCCTCTTAGCAGCCGCAGCCGCAGGTGGAGACGGGGAGGGGGTTATAGGTGGACTGGGGCGTGGTGCCGGTGCCGGTGGTGATGTCCGCGACCATTTTGGGATAAAAGGTGGCGTTGGTGTAGGTGACAATGGTGTTGTCAGCGCACTTCCGCTCGTCCCGCTCCCGGGAAATGGCCCCGCACAGCTCGTTCTTGCAGCAGTCCACGCGCTCCTGCAACAGCTGGAAGCTGTCCTTGGTGGCCTGATTGTTGACCGCCTGAGAAGCCAGCACACCCTGCACCTCGCCCAGCTTGCCGTCGATGTACTTGTACATCTCCAGCATCTTCTGGTCCTGGTAGGTGTTGGCATCCCGCAGGGCAATGTCGCTGCGGAGCTTGGCGTTTTCCTGCACCATGGACAGCTCGTAGCGGTTTACCGTGTGGTTCTCGCTGCATCCGGCCTCCGCCGCCATACCAGCGGCAAAGGGGATGGCGCGATTGCCCAGCGGCATGCCGCCGAGACCGCCCAGAGAGTTCAGGACGCCCAGAGACAGACCGGCAATGCCGGTGCCGAGAGCGGTGCCTGCGACGCCCTTGCTTGCAAATTCAGCCATAGAGAGATTCCTCCTTCTCCAAAAATACACCCCCTGTTTCCGCGCGCAAAACAAGCGGTGCTCTATGGTTACCGTACCACAGGACACCGCTTGTCATGGCTTAAGGACGTCTTTTGTTTGGGCGGGATATGCCTGCTTTATCCCGGATGGAGCGCAGGCAGGAATTTACGGAGGAACGGGATAGGTACAGCTCTGCCGCCGCATCCTCGATCGCCCAGCCCCGGCGGCAAACCAGATTGAACACGCGCCGTTCCCGGTCGGTGAGATAGCGGCACTGCTCCATTTTTTGGAGCTGCTGGACGGTGTATCGGTATTTCATATTGGGCCTCCTTTGTGAAGTGCCCCTCCCCTTTGATCTACCGATCTATCATGGCTAACAGCTTTTCCAGATCGTAAAAATTCCGTGGGTCCAGTCCGGTTTCCCGCTGGATGAGCCGGAAGCGGTAGCGGATGGAGTTATAGTGCAGGTAAACCGCGTCACCGGTCTCTCTCACGTTCATGTTGTGCGCTGCATAGGCTTTCAGCAGTTTTTTGTCCCGATCCTCCATAGCTTACCTCCTTTTGTTGCGTGGGGCGGCTGGCGGTCAATCATCCCCGCCGTCCTTTCTCTCGCCGAGACTGCAAAAGAATGTCCTTGTGTCCTTCTCAAACGGCAAAAACACGATGTTTGTTTTGGGGCAAAATGCGTATATATCTTTTCGGTTCCACACGCGCAAATGCTTGCAGTTCTCACACCGCACTACCGGCACGGCGTCCACGGTGGGGCAAGCATCAATCACTCCGCTTACTTCATCCAACGGGCAAAGCGCAGCGAACTCGTTGTCATATAGCATATCAACCAGTTTATCGGCATCAATCAGCCTCATGGTCAGCACCTCCGTCCATCTTGGCCCCGCAGTGGGGGCAGTAGTCTGTTTTGGCTTCAAACCCTATCTCGCAGGCGGAGCAATACTGAATATCTCCCGCAATCTCGCTGTGAAATGGCATCCACCGCCCATGCACCACCGGTTTCCAGTCCTTGAGGTTCTCAGCTTGCTGGGCCACCCATTCCTGAGATACTTTCGCATTATGCTCTGCGGTGCGAAGCAGCTCAATAATCTCCTTTTTGGGCATCCTAAGTAGGGTGCTGTCTGCTAACGGTTTATACATTTTCATTCCCTCCGTTCATCTTCACTTCACCCACAAGGTCAAGGACTGCCGATAAAATTGCTCGATCTATAATTGCCTGAATATTTGTGCGATTTTCTATTACAACCGGCATTTCTGCAAGTGATTTGTTGTAATATTCCGCTTTTCGCACAATCCATTTGCCATTCCAGAAATCGACGGAATACCCTGCACTTTTCGCCGCCTCCATCTTTGCCGACTTTGCCGCGCTTGTTTTCACGAAGTAGCTTTCTCGCGTCACCCACGGATTTTTGTAAATCTTCATGGTCAGCCCCTCCCGTCATGCAACCGTATAGAAAAGCTTCCAAAGAATCGGATGTTTCTTTATCCGTTCCGCTAATCGCAGGGCAACCTCGGCATTGACATTTTCCCAATTACCAGTATCAATGACATACCCGTTTTCGGATATAGTCATATCTTGAATGAGTAAAGAGAAATCAAATCCGCTTAGCCATCCCTGTTGGTACGCTTTATTAAGGATTTCTTTTCCTTTATCCGTCATACTTTCACCCCAATGCCGCTTCCCGCTCAAAGTATTCAGCCATGGTCAGGCCTCCTCCACATAGCACCAGCTTTGGGGCGGGCGCTTGATATATTGGCGCATTTGGAAACTGTTCCAGAAAAACGCTCTGCCTGGTTTTGGCGTGGTGCTCGGCGGCCCACCGCTCGACAAACTTCACCGCCCCTACGTTATCTCCTGCTGCCCTATAATCGGTGTAGCGCATTTTTTCTCCGGTAGATCCAATTTGGCTGAAACGGTCAATCTTGTCCAAAAACTCCACAGCATCCATCATTTTTCCTCCTCAATTTCCACGCGGATCGTATCTCCGCTCCAAAATTTGTGTTCCACAGCGCGGAACCACTCAGGGTTGTCATCCGGCAAAATGTAGCCCTTCATCGCGTCCACAAAGGCTTTGCCCAGCGCACCGTGATTATCAACGTCCAGATTGTCATTCCAAAAAAACGTCACCTTGACGGGGTGTTTTACCAGACGTTTTGCAATCCCTGCTTTACGCATCGCCCAGTGGGCCAGCTCGTGCAACTCTTCCGCATCCTTCTTCCGCTGCGACCAATGCTTACCGGCGTAATACGCGTTCAGGCCAAACCGCTTGTTCCACGCCGCTTTACCGCGCTTTGTTGCCGGATAGGGGATCTCAAATGCAATCACCGCTTTTCCTCCTTGCCGTTGGTAATGACGCTGACCACCCGGACACGGCCCAGAGGCTCCAGCAGCATGGCTACTGCCTCCTTCGTGCCCTGCGTGTCCTCGCCATCGTAAATGTCAATCACGATCCGCATCATTTCCCAGATCACCATCCAATTCCAGGTACGGCTGGAAGGATCGCATTTTTTTACCGCACCTTGCGCACTTGTAGTTATACATGGCATCGCAGTAGCAGCAGCCTGCTTCATCGTAGCTGTAATCAATTCCAGTGCGTTTCCAGTCATGCTGCTCGCATGGGCAAAGCCGTTCTTCCAGCTCTGCCACGCGATAACTCAGCCGGACTATTTCTGCTTTCAAGCGCTTATTTTCAAACATTTTTCAATCATCCCCTCCTGAATTTGGGGCAGTAGTGGATCACGAACGAGGATGCTACCCGTGTGCCGCCCTTGCCCTTGCCGCCGACCTTCAGCACCCGGCTTGTTGGGGTGGCGTCCCAGCCGGGGACCGGCTCCAGATGGTCGGACCACTCACAGCCGCCGCAGGCGTTGGCGCATGTCCAGCAAAGCTGCGTGGACTGGTACTCAACCTTGGAGGCTTTCTTCTGCTTCTTCTCCCGTGGGGGATAGCGGCGGATCAGCTCGTCCAGCCGAAAATTACTTGCCATTAAACACCTCGCATATCTGCCAGAGCGCACCATTCGGCGTAGGTCATCCCTTGCTTCTTCGCTTCGGAGGGGGTGGGGATACCGGCCTCATGCCAGCGCTCGTGCTGTTCGCCTGCCTTGGCGTAGAATTTTTCCAGATAGGCGTCGGACGGCTCCGGCATGGGGGCCTCCTCCGCGTTGGGTTTTTCCAGTTTTGGAAGGAATGGAACCAGTTCATACACATCCGGGTAAAACCGGTTTTCCCTCGCCCGGACAATGACCGCCTGTTTCACGTCCTCGTAATCCCATGGGGCCAAAACCAGTGTCCATGCCTCTAAGTCTGCGGCGGTGCGGGACTGCTGCTTCGCGTTGGGGTAGATCGTTTCGATCAGGCTGAACAAGCGCCGGGTATCCTGTTTCTCCATGTTCTTCTCCTGTAAGACTTCCGTAGAAGTCCCTAATAGCTTCTTAATAGCTTCTTCTAGCTGCTGCAGCAGCAGCTAAGAGAGATAATATATATAATCTTTTCTTCTTGGGGGGGTGTGGGGGGGCGTTCTTCTTTTTTCTGCGGCTGCTGTGTGCGTCGGTGATCGTGCTGCGGCTTGCTTGCATCCGCCCGTCATCACCCTTTAGACACACACGGCAAAGCTGTTAAAAAGGAAGCTCTCCGTCATCCTCAATTTCGGCGAAATTATCAGTGGGGGCGGGGGCGGCATAGGCATTTGGGGCGGGGGCCTGCCCAGCGGTGCTGGCAGAGACGCAGACGTAATCTGCCACCAGATCGTTATAGGTCTTGCCCTCATAGTCGTGGCTCTCCACGCGGCCCACGGCGAATACTGAATCGCCTTTGCGGACATTAGCAAGGAGCCGTGCCCAATGGCCCCAGCCCTTGACGGTGAGCCATGCGGTGGTGCCGTCCTGCTTATCGTAGGCCGGTACGGAGACGGAGCCGACCTCCTTTCCGCTCTGGGTGGCGTAGATCTGGCCGTCCTTGGCGGCGCGGCCCACGATCAGGCCGGTTTTCAGCTGCTTGCCCTCCTTGCTGTAGGTGGGCAGTCCGTTAACGAACATCAGGCATCCTCCTTCGGTTCCAGCGCGTCCAGCAGGGCGTCAAAGTCCTTGCTGAGGACCTTGCTGGCGCTGTCATAGCCGTGTGCCTTCAGGTGAGCCTTGGCCTCGCC